CCTCTCTAAATAATCCACAATCAAAACACATAAACCAATCTTGATTAAACGACACAGGAATTTCTGCTATGTCGTCACAATCATGACATTTTACATATTTAGTTTTCATTAGTATCCTGCCTTATCCATAGCACAATCATTACATAGCACTATATCATCTAGGCTAGTGTTATTATCTAATGGCTCATCACATTTGTAGCAATTAGTGGCTAATTCTATACCAGCCTTTTTTAGTAGTTCATTTGTATTCATTATTTATTCCAACCTCTCATTTTAATTAACTTATCTAATTGTTCAATAGTAACTATTGCTTTTAGTGTACCAAGTAGTGCATAGTCAGCCATTACACTATCACCATATTCAGCATTTAACTCACTATGAATTAAATCTATTTTGTCATACTTATTCATTATTTATTTCCTTTCATTTCATTTTGTAGTGCTAACCACAATTCTAGTCTTACAATATCAGAAGCCTCTGACAAATCTGTAACGGACACGCCGTCATTATCTATATCTACTATTTCTATATAACCCATTTTTATATCCTAACTTTTTATCTTATATAAAAATCCTAGCATGGGGGTCTGACATTTTATGGCTTTGGGGTCGGCGTGTCGAAAACTTTTTTTGTGAGGTTAGTCACATTAGTTATCCACAATTTGTGCATATCCTGTGGATAACGCCGTACGTTTCCGTGTGATGTATCTCACAAAAGATTTTACAACGCAGACACGGCGTGTCGCCCTGTTTTTGTCAGACCCCTCATTTATGATTAAAGTATAGATAGAAATTAAGGAGGTATCCAAATGAGAGGATACGTTGAAGCCCTAGAGGCTTGGGAGTCTGAACTTCCAGAAGGCGTTGAGCCTGATTACGACCAGTTCTATAAGTTCTGGAGAGGCGAATAGCCTAAAGATTTAGTCTCTGGATGAGCCTAGGCAAATAAGCCCGAAAGGGATGAGCCCTAGCAAATAAGCCAGAGATCACTGATCATTCACAAGTTATCCACAGGACGTACGTTTCCGTGTGATGTATCTCACAAAAGAAAGTGTAACGCAACACGGCGTGTCGAGTTGATTTTGTCAGACCCCCCCTATATATTAGAAGTATAGAAAGAGGTTAGGTGAGCCTAGCAAATAAGACCCAAAAGGGTATGAGCCTAGCGAATAAACTAACCTCACAGAGAATTACTAGAAAGGTAATAAAAATGAATAAGATACAGATAGTAGATATTAGATTTGATTGTGAGACATGTGGTGTCTCTATAACTAAGATGTGCCATAGTGAAAGACTGCATGAGGTGTCGTTCTTGTGCTACGACTGCTACTATGCTACACTAACAAATAAAAGAAAGGTAAGTAAATAAGATGTATCTATACTCAAAGAGATATTACATGATACAGAATATCAAGTATGCATTATCTGACGCACTATACAATACAAAGTATCATGTGTCCAATGTAGTAGACAGAGTGCGTTACGCACATGACGAGACATGGCTAGCCATAGCCCTAGTAACCACATGGGTATTCTGTGCCTATGTTGCGAGTGTGAACTAATGAGACTAACCCAACGAGGTAAGTATGTAGTAGTCATCACATACACAATCATCATGACCCTGCTACTAGTAGGGGTATGGAATAAGTATGACAAGAAAGGTTGCGTTGATAAATACACAGCCGATATCCTTGCTACACAGTTCCTATATGGCGAGGGTATAGATGTAGATAGAGCCATGACTGCTATCTATAACAATGGTGGATGGGTAGAGGATGAACTCACGCCAGATGTAGAGGTCATCTTTCCTTGCCTCAAGAATGAAGATTTTATTTAATTCTAAAATATAAAATGTGCTCACTAATTATTTAGGTGAGCCATTTTTAATTACGTATCATGCAAATCAGACAAAAATTCAGATTTTGTTAAAAATGGATCTATAATAGTTGTACCGAGATCTTGTAAGGGATACGCTCTCTAAGAACTCTCCGTCTAGCACGGACCATACCCTCTGCCTCTACCCTATAAAGGAACGCAGGGGGTATCTAAATTAAGGAGAAGATATATGAACGACTGCAAATGTAATCCATGCGAATGTAATCCTTGTAATTGCTAATTTTTCGGGGTATATAGATATCCTGGCTATAATATATATATGAATAAATCCAATACTAGAAAATGTATATGGTGTCTAGAAATAAAAAATATTTCAGATTTTGATAAATATGATAAATCCAATGATGGTTATAGATCTCAATGTAAGATTTGTATTAAAAGATCTAAAAAATCGGGGCATATAAAATAATATCCAATAGATCTCCAGTATATATATTAATCTTATTCTGGCTTATATGATAAATAAGGACTAGCCTTATATTCTGGATATGTATATTTATAAAAAACTGTTATATACCCTGGTTATTTTGATTTTATTAGTATTGGGGATTTAGGGGCTTATCTTGTTTTCTTTGTTTTTTTCTTTTGATAGTTTATTGCCCCCCCTTTCCCCCCCAATTATACACAGGTTTATATAAGATGTCAAATAGGAAGAGCCTTTACCTCTAGGCTAAACAAGTGCGATTATTGTGCCGACTCTCATATTGAGTTTACTAAGGAACAAGGAATGTCTATTGAAGAAATTACAAAAGTTTTAAGAGGAGAATATTTCGGACATAGATTACAATATGTATTTGATTATGTCAGGAAACTTACACTAGATCCTGCAAGCCTTACAGATGGCGATTTTAGGGCTGTTATAGACTCTGGAATCACCGAGGATGAGTTAAAGGATGCCATCGCAGTTTGTGCCGCATTTAACTACTTTAATCGCATTGTAGAGGGTCACTTCTTACCAACTGATCCAAATGGATTTGAACAAGTTGCACCTATGATTACAAAATACGGATATGACAGAAGGAGATTCAATGTCTAAGAAAAAAGTAGCACGTCACATGGAATGGTTGGAAGCCATTAAGACCATGGGACATTTAAAATATTGGAATAAAGCCAATACTGTAGAATTTTTTGCATTTGTAGTAAAAGCCATGATTATATTTCCTGGCTTACTATTTGGTATTCAGGTATGGTGGTTTTATATATTTGCTGCCATCTCTAGTATGGGACTAGTATGGTCTTCTACTAAGAAAACTATTCCTACATTGATTTGGTTTAATATTCTTTGGACCACCCTCGCAATTATTGCTATTGTAAAACATTTCCTCTAAAATGAGGAGAGAGCCAACCCCTGTGGTGTGTGGTGGTGAGGGCTGACTCTCAGTTTATCGTCTAAGAAAGTCTTTATATACTTTAACTTAAACAAGACTAGTCTATTATATCCTAATTCTCTGATCCTGTCAAACGGTTCTCGATCAGTTTTTCTCTTTCATCAATTATCTTAAAAGCCCATTCTTTAATAGAATCTTCTACTTTCTTATAGTGATGTCCACAGAATAGTAATTCTCCAGATACCCCGCTTGCACTGACGTAGGCTTGTGCATCGCAACGATCACAACGATCTAATGCTGTTAACTTATATTTAACTTCTTCTTTTTCTTCTATTTTGGCTTTTGCCATATTCACCACTCCTTATGTATTAATTATAGTACCTAAAAACTATTAAGTCAATGTTATAATTTTATTACTATGGAGTTTAATCTTCTATCTACCCTCGCCGATACTTGGCAAATGTTAACCGTAATTGGTGTGGCTCTCAGCGTAGGATATGGAATGGCAAGACGATTTGAAGGCCTATTAGGTAAAAACAAAAAAGGCGACACCGTTGTTGAAAGACTTGAAAAAATTGAAAGACAACTTTCTCCAAATGGGGGTAGTTCAATGTCAGACAAAATTGACTACATTCGTAGAGATCAAAATAAGATGAAACAAGAGATGTCTAAGATCTCTGGAGAAATTGAAGTAATTAAAGATATCGTAGTTAACATAGTAGATAAATAGATTTGGTATAATGAAAATGAGGCTTCTGCCTCTTTAGGAGTACCCTATGACCCCAGGGAGATTAAACTTTACATGTCCTCAAGGAAGCACATTCCGTAGGACCATTACTTATAAAATCGATGATGTTCCAGTAAACTTAAGTGGTTATCAAGGTAGATTACAAGTTCGTGAATCACACGACTCTACAGACTACATTGTAAGTTTAATAAATGGAAATGGAATTACCATGGGTGGTTCTGCAGGAACTATTGATATCTTAATTGCAGATTCCGTAACTTCAGGATTTATTACTGGAGACCATGTTTACGATCTTGAAATTGAATCCTCTGGCGGCATAACAGACAGAATTATTGAAGGTCGTTTTAATGTCACACCAGAGGTGACACGTTAATGCCAGAAGGCCAAGTAGTAGTTTCGTTAATTGAAAATCCAACAATTGTTAATGTAACAGAAGAATCAGTTTCTATATTAGTTGACGAACAAATAGTAACTTTAGATTTAGGAGTGACTGGTCCACAAGGACCACGTGGTACATCTTTAATTAGTGGACAAGGTGAACCAAATATAACAATAGGTATCGATGGAGATTGGTATATCGATACACTAACATCTGAACTTTATGGACCAAGGACTAATGGTCTATGGGGAACTGGTACAAGATTAATTCAAGTACTAGGTTATGTACATAATCAAAACAGCCCAGCAACAACTTGGACTGTTAATCATAATCTAGAATTTGTACCAAACATTACAGTAGTTGATTCTGCAGGAACAGTCGTTGAGGGGTCATATGACTATCCAAATGATTCAACTGTTGTTTTAACCTTTTCAAGTCCATTTTCTGGAAAGGCATTCTTATCATAAGAGGGGGGAAAAAATATGGCTAGACAATTTCTAACAGGTATAGATTTAACACAGAACGAACTCATCAGGGCAGTGTTTCAAAACCTTACACAAGATCCGCAAGGAACTGGCAAAGCAGGTCAGGTTTACTACAACACAGCAGATGAAGTTTTAAAAATCTATAACGGAACAGCATCCGCATGGCAAGCAGTAGGAAGTGTTGAATACATTGGAGACGCAGTTTATGATCTTTTAGATGCAGGAACTGGTATCTCTCTAAATTATGATGACAATGCTAACTCACTTACCATTACCAACACAGGTGTTATCAGTCTTGCAGGAACTGCAAACGAAATTACTGTTTCTGCTTCAGCAGGCAATATTACTATCGGTTTGCCAGACGATGTATTAATCGCTGGAAGATTATCAGCAAACAGTGCTTCAGTTTAATACACTTATCTTAAATACAGGAGTAACAGGAACACCAACAGTTAGTGCTGGATTTCAAATTGAAAGAGGCGATGAAGTAAACGCTTCCTTAATTTGGGATGAAAACGATAACAAATGGAAAGTTGGTTATCTAGGTTCCGAAGTAGAGATATCAGTAGTTGGACATACACATTCATCTACAGATATAACTGACTTTAGAGAGGCTGTTGAAGATGTAGTAGGAACACTATTTACAGATAGTGCTACTGTAAACTTCGAATATACAGACAACAGTGCATCAGCAGGTGTACTATCTGCTTCTGTAGTAACAGCATCAACAAGTTATTTAACAACAGCAGGCGGTCTTGCAGTTGATAAGTCTTCTTTTGAAAGTGCATTAGTTTCTGATGGATTCACCAGAAAATTCGCACAACCAATTGGAGATGGAGTTTCAACATCTATTCCAGTAGTTCATAATCTTGGCACACGTAACGTGTCTGTTCAAGTTTATGCAATTGCAGGAGCAGGAGCGTATCAAACAGTTGAAACAGATGTCGATAGAACAGATGCAAATACTGTAACTATCGGATTTGGATCAGCACCAGCAAGTGCAGCATACACAGTAGTTGTACTTGGATAACAATTAGTAGGGGTTGGAGAAATCTAGCCCCTACAAA